AATCCGGTATTGTTTGGGTACAGTAACATAAAGAATCGCCCTTGTCAACAAATTTCTTTATTTTTTTAGCCTTTTTACTATTTCATAAAATCCTTAAATACTTATTCAATTTATAGATAAACCCAAGTTATTTATCCAAACTTGTAAGAACATTTCTATTAGAGTAAAGTTGCAAAGTTGCTTGATCAATTGGAGGTGTTGGATACAATTGATCAATGAGAAGGACAAATAATCCTACAATTATAAAAGATGCAAGGAAGTACAAAGTATTTTTTGTAGTATTCATTTTACCCTCCAAATATGTAGTCTAGCTATTCGCATTATTTTCCTATCCTGATCGTAAGAGCTTTTACTTTTTCGCGTAAAAAAAGACTGAATGCTACGCAAGCGAGTAAGAAAAGCATGAAGTATTCTAGTAATCTTTCGCACATTAGACCTCCTTTGAGGATTTAATGATTTTGTTTAACCTCATCAAGTGCTTTCGTTTCATTAGTAACATCAATCAGCATGTAGGTTTTGCCTCCTTGAGTTACTTTACACATGCCTAAGGTGGCAACAGTTATGACAGGTACAAGGTTTGCTTTCTTTTCAAGTTCAGCTATTATCTTATCACTGACTATTAAATCATTTTTAGCAGCAAGGAACATTCCACCCGTTCCAATAGTTATACCAATAATAAATGCTATTGTTTTGTCCATAGTTTACTTCTCTAGGTTATTTGTTAAGAATTAATATTCTTTTACCAACATCTGTAACATAATAAATCAATTCGTTTGGCCTTTTATTGATGGCATGTTTATGATTCCAGGCATAAAAGGTTTCGTTGCGAGAAGTCTGGTAGAGGTTCATTCCGAGGAGTTCTGGCAAGAATTTGCGTTTGATCACAATTGGCTCCGTTACTTAAGTTTCTTAATCTCAGCTAAGATTGTCTTAAAATCTTCCACAGCTATTGAGAGCTCTAGAGAAGAGCCAAGAGTTGCACAGTGATTATCTGGCTCTATCCAAGAACCATGCCCTTTTACACCTTCTCTAGCAGAGGTTAATGATCTTGAGCTGAACTTTTCTTTAAGATTGTCATATCGATTAATTAATTCAATCAGCATTTCTTGGTGAACTTTTTTAGTTAATACTGGCATGTTATTTCTCCTTAAGATCAAATATAGTTTCGTAAAAGATATGAATTGCCATTGCTATCTCAATGGTACTTTTGTTCTTCATGAGGTCTAGCATAACAGATAGGCAGATTTCACAAGATAAGCCTTCTCGATATAGGGTGATTATTTTATTAAGTTGTCGTTTGTTCATTTTGAATCCTCCATAGCATTAGTATCATGTTCAATCATTTGATCTACTTGCCATTGTTCATAGGCAACATTGCGGGCTTTGTCAAATGTATGAGGCCAACAAGCTTCGCATTTGCTCACGTCGAGTTGATGAAGTGCCCTGGATGCTGCTACATATAATATGTTGGTCTCTTCAGTTGTTGGATTTCCGTTATCGGACGGAACTTTAAAATCATTAGCCAAGCGAACCTTTGACCATTCCAATCCTTTGGCTTTATGGGCAGTAGTTATGGTTACATCGGCTTCGTTTGAATCTTCTACAGTTGATTCAAGAATGCTTAGCAATCGTTCCCTGCCATAGAGTTCGATTAACTTTAGAATCGGCTTAATATCTCCTCCCATCGGAGAATTGGAATACTCGACAAGATCGATATAGTTCTTAAAAAGGAATAAGTCTGGATGATTTGAATATCCCTGCAATTTGAGTTGAATTATAGAATTGATAAGGTATGTAAGTTGTTGAGTCCCTCCCAGGATGTGAACTGACAGATTTTTGCCCAGAGCTTCGATGGTTTCGGAAATAACTCCTTTGTTTGTCCGGCATAGGATTGCGTCTACAGCTGGAAGTGGCTCATAATGAATAGAGGATGTAACATCGTCGTTGCCATGAAATGGCACATATTCGAACTGATATGGATAATAGCCTGTGATTATGGTATTTGCCATATTGGCGATGTTTTCACCAAAACGGAAACTTCTAGTGATGTATAGCTTTGCCAGATTATCATCCTGCAAGGCATTGACTGCCCCGCGCCAAGCATAAATTTGCTGAAATTGATCACCAACAAAGATCTTTTGACAAGATTGATTCTTAATTACTTGTGCAATTACTGGGTTGCTATCCTGGTATTCATCAAAAAAGATAAAGTCTTTATTAATGATTGGGTTTGTGAGTGCCCAGATTTTTAGGTAAACATCATGGGTGATTGGTATAGGTTTATTAACATCGGCCATTTCGTTAAACACCAGATTTGCATGGTGCACCAAATCTTCTCGCATAATATCTAGATCTGCATCCTGAAGAATTGTTAATCTTGGCAAATGCTTGTACTGAATAACTTCGTCACTGGAATAACAGTACTTGCGGATTGTATTGAGGATTAAGTATCCTTTGTTGGCAGGACTATTGTATAACTGCCACTCTCCAATATCGAAAGTATCAGCCAGTTGTTTGCCTGTCAGTTTGCTGAGCTTCTTCTTGTATTTATAACCAACTGCACCATATGCTAAGGCATGACCGGTCTTGCACATTATGTTGCTGGAAAACTTGGTTGAGGCTTCCTGGGCTAGGAGTTTGTTGAATGAAATGGATAGTCCGTATCCTGACATTTTGCGAGCCATTGCAAGAAGCAAAAAGGTCTTTCCCGAACCTGGTGGTGCTTGGATTGCATAATTGTTGCCGTCAAGAATGGTGTTGACGTGAGCTTCTTGTTCGGTAGTAAGAGTTTTACCTTTGTATTTCATTACCATGACTCATATCCTTTTTAATAAGTTCATAACAATGATTTAATCCTGGTAGATTTGATCCTGTACAGACAGTTTTATTTACTGAATGTATTGGAAGAACATTTGGTGATTTTAATCTTAATCGTTTTCCACAAATTTTGCATGGTCCAAACTTTTTCCACATAATTAATCTCCATAATCATAATAATCTGGTTCATCCATCTCAGCATCTGGTACATCTGCCTCGCAGCAATCAGTTACAGACGAGCCATAATCAGATGGATAGTGAATACCAGCTTGGCCAGCTGTACAATGAGTGCCAGAATAGCCAAATGAACTGTCTAAGGCAATTATAGTGCAGGGCTGATGGCAGGCTGGACAGAGAAAGTTAGTTGGTGTCTTATAGTGTGGAAGATTTTTCATGGCAAGCCCTTCTTGATTTTAGTTATTTACTTGATTTTATAATTGCTTCCCAAGTTGCACAGCAAACTGGCCAAAAATCTCGAATTACACGTTCCTTTAGTTCTATTGGTTTGATATAGCCTCTTGCAACATCGAGTAATTGATGTCTTGATGCATATTGAAGATGCCAATCAGGATTATTTTGGTTTAATATTTCTATTACTTGTTCTTGATTTACAGATGGTATGCTCATGATTGCTCCTTTATTATGGTTATTCCCCTGGTTACTTTTGTCTGGCTGAATTTCTGCACTACAAAGTCTATTGCTTCTTGACTCGGTGGAGATTTTGGATCTTGGCAGAGATAAATAATTCCATAATAAAAAGTAAGTTTGATTATCTGACTAGTTGTTGTTAGGTCAGCTGGTTCGATACCTTTGGCCAGTAGACCGTCACGAGCTTTGGCAAGATCTTCAATGGTCATTCTGGTTGAAACTACGCGAGCTTTACTCATTATTAACTTCCTTTAATTATTGATTGTTTGATATTATTTACTAAAAGAACATATATTTTGATGCCGTTCTAAATCTTGTTTATACTCCTCAGTATTTATCCAATTCCTAGCTTCTTCTTCTGTTTCAAATATTCGATTAAGATTGTTTACATATGATTCTTTTTCATATTCAATACCAATATCAGACAGGTACCAGTTATAAGTAAAATCTGTGCTGAAATTATGTACTGTAGCTTTAGGTATCATTATTTCTTCAAATTGTATTGCTGATATTGAACCAACACATACTGCATAATATGTTTTACAAATAACAATGTTGTTTACGTGTATTCTTTTCATATTTTATACCTCTTGATGAGTGAATTTTTCCTCGTCGGCTAGGTAGGCCAAGTTGATTTCTCTCTTTTTGGGATTGAGGATGAAAACTTGGATTTCTTGCATAATGTCTGGAGATACTTCATCTGTTTGGCCGAGAGTCATTTTTATCAAGTAATCTGTGTAGATGATCTTAACCAGTTGCGATAGGCTAGTAAGTTGGAAGTTCGGCTCCAGGCTGCGAACAATTTGCAGGCCGCGAGCAAGTTGATGGGCTGATAGGCGAAATGTTATGATTGGACTTGACATTGTGATGCTCCTCACTTTGATACTAAAATAACTCTTTTATCTTCAGGAATTAAATTAATAATTTCTTCAAATGTTGGTGCAGGTTTTTCTTTTAGAAACTCTAATTTTATTCCCTCATAGTTTAAACCAAGTTCATGTGTAAATACTGGCCTATTTAAACATTTTTCTAATGCTTCATGAAAAACTTCAAATGGCATACAAAGTAAAGGTTCAAAAAGTTGAAACGTTACTATCTCTTCATAAGATAAATCTTTCCAAAAAGCAGTTTTACTAAGTTCGATTGCTTGTTCTTTAATCATGATTAGTTTCCTATTTGTTGTGTTGCTTTAAAGGTTTGAATGATCGCTTGTTGTTGTTCTTTACTTAGGGTGGCAAGAATCTGTTGGCAAAGAAGCTCGATGTTAACTGGTTCACTAGTTTTTGGCACTCTTATCTTGGTTGTTTCTTTCATTTTGATTGCATGTTTATTCATGTTGAGGTTGTAATCTATGGCTTGGTACAAAGTTGCGACGTCTTTCCAGGCTTCATAGGCTTTATGGTAAGCGGTCTGAGTAATTTCTTTTTCTTTGTTCAAGGGGATGAGTTCAGCTTTTGTTGCATCTAGCTTGGTGGCAAGTTCATTTTGGTAGCAAGTCTTGCAAAGGTGTTCAGACAAGTCAATCTTGTGGAGGTTATGAATCTCTTTTTCTGTCAAATTAAAACCGATTGCTTCATTGAGAGTGTTGCAAACTGGACAGAGTTTTTTCATGGTTATGATCTCCGTAAGATTGCAAAGATTTCATTACTGTGGGATTGCTTAGTCAGGGTTTGCTTTTGAAATCTTAATGTGTTGCCAGCTTTGAGCCAGTTAATCAGTTCAAAGTATGTTACATTGGCAAGGTATTTCCATCCCATATGGATTCCAAATCTGTTGTAGAAACGAATTGTTTTGCCTTTCATAATTGCGATGATCTCCCCTCAGTGCAAATTTTTATAATGGGCGTTCACAAGTGAACAGCTAAACTAAACATTTGGCAATATAGCTTACTTTTACTTGATAGTTAGCTGACCTTGCAAGGCATCAACAATTGGCTGGAATACTTCCTTTACTTCGTTGATTCCAAAGAAGACTAGCAAGGCAACTATGGCTATTGCCCCGAATGTCCAAAAAATTCCAAGGCAAACAGCTTCTGTATGCATAGCTTCCAAAGGTGTGAAATAGTTCTTATTGTTGCTTGTCTTAGCTTTCATGGCTGGCTCCATTGTTGGGGTTATTAAATTGACTCACTCATAACCAGGTCAAAACATTAAGATTGTGAGTGCTTTGCCCTGGTGATTAGGCAGTCAATTTAGTTATGCACTGGCAGTCCTGCGTCAAGACGTTTTCTTCGCGGCACATGATGAGCTGGCTTTCCAATTGAAATTCTGTGGCACTTGTAGCAGAGAAGATCTTTTCTATTTTTCTTACTAAAGAGGTTCATTTTAATTGGTTTTCCACATTTACAGAAATAATCAGACTGACTTTCGTAGCTTTGCTTGTTCATAATATTAACTCCTTTTTTAAGTTGTTTGAATCTTATTTAATACTTACCAGCAATCCATCCTTCATCTGGCCCTGGCTGGAAGCAAGTTATCTTTGTTCCGGCTGCAAGGGCAAGTTTAATTTCTTTCTTGGTTCGATAGTTGTGAGTGGTATATGGCATGAACATTCTCCTTAGATGGATGGTTAAAAGCGGGCAACTTCGTTGCTTGCCTGAGTTAGACAATTCTGAAAAAGTTAGCAATCTTAATCCTTATATTCTTTGCAAACACTACTAATTGTTATGTGTTCTTTACTTTTGTTTTGCTCTGTTTGACAGGATTTACAGGGAAATGGCTTCATGGCTTGCTCCTATCAAGGTTGTAATTAATAATCTTCTCTGGCTATTACCCAGACGTTATGATTAGGCAGTCGTTTTAGAAAGTCAATTTTGTCTTTTTCTGCCTGCTCTTTTGTTTTATATCCTGCAACTATTGTTCCTCGGCTGATAGTGTTTTCAAGCTGGCGAATTACAAGATAATAGTTTGCTTGAGTGAGTCGCATGATAACTCCAAGTGAGGGTTGTAATTCAGTTAAGAGATGTAATTCAGTTACGAGCTATTGCCTGGCTTTGAGCATTCCAAGCATTTTATCTGCTAATCGGCGACTAACAATACTAACTGTTAGGTTAAGATATTGTTTTTGGTCAGTCTGGCAATGGCGGATTAAAGTTTTGAATAGGCTGGCTGCTTCGGACCATCGTAAGATTGGCCAGGCACTTATTTGGTTAGGCTTTAACTGTTGCATGTGTGTCTCCAGTTGTTGTGCTGTTTGCCTGAACTATACTCATTAAATCAAGCTAGTGTAATTCAGGCATAACTATTATTTATCTTCTTGAATAATTGTATCTGCCTCACTTACTTCCATTTTTGTGACAAGTCCCTCGTCATAAAGAAAATCAATAAGTCTTTCAATACTTCCTTTGAAAGTAATAGTTTTTACTGTAAAGGTATCATTTATTGTTATTTCCAGTTTATTTGTTTCTTGCATAGTTTTCTCCTTTGACTGTTGAATGCTTTGTAGTTTGCTACGTAGTGGCCTGGCTAAAGGGTATGGCTGTATCTTGTGTTATTGTACCGTATACATGTAGGTTTGTCAACGGAAAAACACGTAGGCGGTTTACGGTGAGGGTGAGTGCTACGTTGTGGTAGTTGGTCGGTGGCGTGTATATAGTATGGTGGCGTGGCGGGATAGGGGCTAGAAGGGACGTAGAAACGCTGTGACAGGGCGGAACGGTCCGGTGGGTATGGTTGCATGGACGGTCGGGAACGTGGCGTGTAGCGTGTGGTGGCCGTTGTAGCGGGCATAACGTAAAACTGTGTAATTCCACCACGTTATGCCCGTCCATTAGTTGTGCTTACTCCTCGCTGTCAATCCAATCTTTTGGTGGGCTGAAGTCAGTTACAGTTGTTATATCTGAATCTGTGTTGTTTGGATCATGAAATTCTGATGGCTTGGGGAGTGGTTTTCTTGTTTGCAAAGATAACTCTATTTGTGTGTCAATCTCTTTCTCTTTTGCTTCTTGTTCTTCTCGTGCCTCACGTTTGATTTGTTCAAATAATCTAGCATCTTCAATGTCTCTTTGTATTTGTTGGGCTGACTTCTTTGATTGTTCTTTTATCTGAAACGCTTGTTGGTCATACAATGGTTGAGATTGATCTTTTGCTTGAGCCATAATGTTTTGAATGGTTGTATATGGATCGATTCGATCTACAGGCAATGCGATGATTGTATTGACTGCGTTTATATCTGCCTGAGCGCATTCTAACGATGTATGTATGGAATGCTTTGATATCCAGTCGATGATTATTAGCTTGGCTGCCTGGGATAACGATGCTATTGGTTGGTCTGGTTCAAGAGTTACAAGGATTCTTAATGCTTTGGCGAGTTGGTAATGGTTTAGGCGAAAGGACATGTGAGGGCTTGACATAGTGGTGGCTCCATTAATTGAATTGTGTTGTTAATTAAATACGAAATATCCAGGCGTGTTTCTTAAAACATATAGCTTTTCTAACATCATTACTTCTAACTAATGTTGGAGTTACAAGATGAATTGTATATCCAGTAAGAATTTCATTATCCTCCTCCATAATAATAATAACATCATCTTCAGGCTGTGTTTCGAGTAGTTTTATTAAGTCCCTAGCTTTTATTATAGCTCCTTTGGATTGATTTTGAGGTATTGAAAGGTTTATGGTATGCTTGTTAATTGAAGTTGTGTAATAAGTGCTGTAGCTCCTTATGAATGGTTGTTTAGCAAGCACAGGTTGCTTGCAAGGGTGTACGGTTGGTGCCAGTGTAACACGGTTGGTGCCGTTTGTCAATGGTTTGGTGCCGGGTGGTGACCGTTTTTGGTGCCGGGTGGTAATGTTTTGGTGACGTTTGTGTCCGTTTGGTGACAGGTTGCTTGTGTAAGTGGTTGATATTGTTGGGGAATTTTAGGGCTGTGTACGGTTGGCGTCAAAAGAGTCCGTGCGTACACCACCCCACCCTCTCTTGGTCCTAGTATTTAAGTATTTAATAAAAAAATTAAATACTAAAACAGACTACCCTCTCACACGCACGACACAGGGGGGTGGTGTACGGTTGGACACTATTGGCCACTTTTGGACACACAGGCACGCAAGTCTTTGAAATAATTACCTTTTTCTAGTTTACCTGTGGGCATATGGTGCCTGGTGGTGCCAATGCGGTGACAGGTGGGCACAATTATGTGTGTTCATCCGGTGCCTACTGGTGACAGGTGGTTACGTTTGGTGTACGGTTGGTGCCAATTATATGTGTCCAAGTGTCCACCTTTGGCACCACTTGATTACGTGTGTCACCACCTGACCACCTTCGGATACACTATATTCCTGTTCACCATCGAACGCCCATACAACCATCATTTAATCACTAGCCATGCAATCCAGTTTGTTAGGCATTATTCAGTCTGTTAGGCATTAGCAATAAGAAAAGCCCGAAAAGGTTACAAGAACCTAATCGGGCTAAGGTTAAAGCAAGGTTGTTAGGCTTTTTATTATCGTGAGAGTTCAATACAGATGCCAGTCTGAATAGCCTTGTTGTAACGTTCAGGCATTAGGCCCAGATATTTTAAGACTCTGCCAACGTTATGGCAGTCATGACATAATATGCAGCGCACTATTTTCATTTCTTCCCGATCTGAGGTTAGCTTAATTGCTTTAGCAAACTCAATTCCGTAAGTTACATCTGCTGCGAGTTTATCAAGTTTCATACTTTCACCAGGTGGAAGTCAACTTCTGAGAATTGTACATACCATGCTTCGATAACCCATTCAGGCAGATATGGTGCGGATTTGCGATTAAAGAAACTTATGAAGCGTTTTGAATACTGCATGGTTAAGTCTCCAGGTTCGGGCACAACCGTTATGATCATGCCCGAGTTAGATGGTTGCTAATTGTTACTTGCCATACCTGAGATGATTGCCGCAAGTTGTTCCGGTGTCAATTTGGCCATAGCCTCAATCGCTTTCTGTTCGTCAGTTTTTGCGCTTGCTGGACGTTCTGCTGCTTCCCACTTCATCTTGTCCACGTTCTCTTGACCAAGAGCTGCTGACCATTCCGCTCCTTTCTTGGTAGCCTTAAAAGTTGCCCTAGCATCTATCAACTTAGCCTGTACGCCTTTCTGCAAACATGCGTGCAGGCAACCACTTTCCTTTGCCCAAGCCAGCAACTTTTCCTCGTCGCTGAATTGTTCAGAGGTCGGAAAGATTGCCCGGGGCAAGGTATGCTGAATCATGCTACCGATTGCAGGGACAGAAGTTTCCGTTTTTAACGTGTCAAGAGTTACAAAGATAGATTGTGCCATAATGTTACCTCATTAAGAAATGTTTGAATGGGAGAAAACTATTTTCTTCCCGTTAAGGCCAGTTTTATATCATGGCCAGGATAATGTCAAGTTTTATTCATTAGCCTCTTGGAGGTCTTAACTCATCGTCACCATAATCATTGGTTAATATTGAGACAATATCTTTAGCTTTAACCAGTCTATGTTCAATTGTTGTGTAAAAATCATTTTTCTTTGATGATCTGGCGTTATATCGCCATGTATAACTTACTTTGATATATTTCTGTCTGATCTCTTCAACTGTACATATCTCAGATGTTTGTTTTATTCTTACCTGGTCTCCGATATTCATAATGTTTCTCCCATTTAAAAGGTTTAACTACTCAAACTATCCTGACTCAACCAACTATAAATCTTAATCATGTTTACTTGTACCAAACATTGAAAGCCTTGTCAAGAATTATTTTTCACCATTCTTTCTTTTCTAATTGCTTGTCCTTTCCCAATTACAATACTTCCCCATGGCCAGGATGTCAAGAGTTATTCTGTTTACCATTTATATGATGCTCACTATTCTGCCAGGACCATCTTGTTGAAATGTTCCACAGTTTGCCAGGACCACCTATTTAGATTATTCATCTGCTTGCCTGGTGCAACTTGTGTGCGTGTGTATCTGGTGCCAGGGAACAATCTTTCTTGTGTGTGACCTGCCCGTGTGTGGATGCCTCGATCCTACTGTAGTGGATTAGGGTTTCTCATATAATTTGCGGATACAAGCAACTTCTAATTGCCGTCAATCGTCACCTTTCCCTTCTGTGTTCACAAATGAACAACAAGTTGGGAATAATCATATTGGAACGATTATTCAACTTGCTCTATATAGAAACTTTGCATCCTTATCAAAACAGCCAGCCCTTATATATTATAGGAGGCTCAATATGTTTGCCGGCATTATGGAAAAAGCAGGAAAATTAAGTCCTTATACATTTTTATGTTGCAATTTTTTACCCAAAAGGGTACGCTTTTTTATATGTTGATTTTTCTGTAAAGTGTGTGGGGTGGCTTAGCGGCCTTTATCTACTCTCGAAGAACCCACACAGTTTGTTAGTTTTCGAGAGCCTTATAAATAACTTCGAGAGGTTATTATGTCAACTAAACTTACTCAAGAGATTGTTCAGCACTTATTTAATTATAATTCAGAAACTGGAGAACTTAGGTGGAAGAGAGCACCATTTACTTGTTCAAAGAAAGGTGCTTCTGCAAACACAAACTGTAATGGTTATTATCATGTTCGTGTTTATGGAAAGATTTATGGAGTACATAGAATCATTTGGCTGTATGTCTATGGCTACCTTCCAGAAAATGATATTGATCATATAGATAGAAATAGAGCAAATAATAAAATAAGTAATCTTAGAGAAGTCTCACGGCAATGTAATCAGAGAAATACTGGATTACAGAGCAATAATAAGTCTGGAGTTACTGGAATTTCTTTTAAGCCCTTACATTTTGCCTGGACAGCATCAATTAAAGTAAACGGTAAGCATTACAGTCTAGGTATTTATACAGATTATATTGAGGCAGTATGTACTAGATTAGCTGCTGAGGAATGCTTAGGTTGGCCTGACTGTAATGTTAATAGTCCAGCATATCAATTTATTAAATCATGGTTATCTAATTCAGAATGTTTAGAAGAATTATATGCTTAAAGAACTGAAAAGCCAGCACCGCAACATTATCCAGATGGCCTTCAACGGCTATAAGAATCAGGAAATTGCTGAGCGTCTTGGTATGGCACAATCCTCCGTATCGACTATCTTGCGTTCACCTTTAGGGCAAGCCTACTTAAATGGCCTTCAAGACAGGGCGCACGAAGCAACTTTGGACGTTCGCAAAAAGTTAGTTAGTCTTAATAAGGAAGCACTCGCAACATTTGAGCACCTTCTCGACAAGAGTTCACGCAAAGCTGTTCCAGCATCCGTCCAGTTCAACGCCGCAAAAGATGTTCTCGATCGCAATGGGTATAAGGCTCCTGATCGGCTGAACATTGACATGACGCTGCAAACCAAAACTGATGAAGAACTCGATGCTGAGATAGCAGCCATAGAAGAAGCAATCAATCGCACAGGTGGTAAAAATCTTCCAGAGATTAAAAAGTCCTTACGCCAAAACTTATCATTTACGACCATTCCTCTTACTTCAGATCATGCTGTTGTCACGACACCTGCTAACGAGGATGATTTATCTCTGGAAGATTTCCATTCTGACGAACCAGGCCTATTTATTCCGAACGACTCTTTTGAAGAACCCCTCTTGATGGAAGACACCTCAATTTTAGAAGACCTATCATTTGATCCTTTTCACAATATTAAAAGGTCATAATGATGGATCTTTCCCTCCTTGATAGAGACCGCAAAGAGCAATACCTCAAACTATTGCAAGCCAAAAACATCCGGATCAAGCAAAATAAGATTGCACAGTATTATCCGGATGACGGTCCACTAAGTCGATATAACTATCCTAAGCACATGCAGTTCTTTGCAGCAGGTTCCACATTTAGTGAACGCTGTATCATGGCTGCAAACCGAATCGGCAAGTCGGAAGGAATTGGTGCATACGAAACAACTCTTCATGCAACCGGAAGATATCCAAGTTGGTGGACTGGAAAGCGTTTCACTAAGCCTGTTTCTATATGGGCCTGTGGAACAACCAGTACAACTGCCAGAGATATTGTTCAATATAAACTCATCGGCAATCCTGAGGAGTATGGAACCGGCCTTATCCCTGAAAAATACATCATCAAAACCAGTCCGAAAGCCGGCGGAGTTGCTAACGCCATCGACATGATCTTGGTCAAACATATCTCTGGTGGTATATCTCGGATTAAGATCAAGTCTTATGCTGAAGGTCGCAAGTCTTTTGAAGGAACTGAGCAAGACCTGATCTGGCTGGATGAAGAATGCCCGTTGCCCATCTATACTGAATGTATAACCAGGACCATGACGACAAATGGTCTAATTATGCTGACCTT